CGCCCTTCGCAGTTTTACTTCAACCGTCAGATCAAGCCAGAGGTTACACTTTGGCCAACGCCCGATGCTGCAGACAGCTTGGTGTACTACTACATCAAGCGGATCGAGGACATTGACACGTCAAAGAACGATGCAGATGTTCCTTTCCGGTTTTTCCCGTGCATGGTCGCAGGGCTGGCGTATTATCTGTCGATGAAAAAAGCGCCAGAACGTGTGCAGTTATTGAAGGCTGTATATGAAGAAGAATTTCAGCGTGCAGCGGACGAAGACGAAGATCGTGTATCTTTAAAGCTACAACCTGACATTCAGTACATCAGGTTCTAGAAGTGGCCCGTTACGCGTCAGGCAGCAAAGCATACGGTATATCAGATCGCTCTGGTTTCCGGTATCGCCTGCGCGAGATGAAGAAAGAGTGGAACGGTCTGATTGTTGGCCCGGATGAGTACGAACCAAAGCATCCACAACTTGAAGCGCCACGCGTCGGTCCAGACCCACAAGCACTGCGGAATCCACGACCCGATGAGGCCGAGACAGTATCTGTATATCTTGGCACGGATGTCGTAGGATTACCTATTGAAACCCCACGAGCTATCGGTAAGGCTGGAATAGTCACGGTGACAACATCATGAGTTTTACATACGCACAACTGAAGCAAGCGATACAAGACTACACAGAGAATGACGAGACGAGCTTTGTCACGAACCTACCTATTTTTATTCGTGCGGCTGAAGAGCGTATTTTTAAGAACGTTCAGTTGTCGCTGTTTAGGAAAAACTCGGCGGCTTCGACCACTTCTGGAAACCAGTATTTAGCGGCTCCTGGGGATTTTCTTGCACCGTTTTCTTTGTCTTATACAGACACCGCAGGGGACAAGAACTTTCTTCTGTTTAAAGACGTAAACTATCTGCAAGATTTTAACACCGACCCCACCGATACAGGGGAACCTCGGTTTTACGCGCAATTTGACGTAGATTACTTTTTGCTTGCTCCGACGCCTGATGACGATTATGCCGTTGAATTGCATTACTACTACCGTCCGGCTAGCCTGACAAGTCAGGCAGAAAGCGGGACAACGTGGTTAAGTGAAAATGCTCCGATGGCTATGTTATATGGGTCTTTGATTGACGCATATACATACATGAAAGGCGAGGCTGATTTGATAGGTAACTACACTCAACGTTTCACTGAATCGGTGTCTAGCCTGAAACAACTTGGCGAGGCGAAAGAAACAACGGATCAGTATCGTTCTGGTCAGGTGATGAGAACAAAGCAATAATATGTTTGAAATTAAGGTTGAAGCTCCTTTGGACACGTTTGAAGTCCACACCACAGAAAATCGTGGTCATACTCCAGAGGAAGTAGCAGAACTATGCGTAAACAGGTTGATTTCTATTGGCGACAATAGTCACCCAGCTTTGCAAGCGCAGGCACGAGCTTTCCGCGACCGGATGCTCGCAGTTGTGACCCAGTACGTTAAAATGGGCATTGAACAAGACCGTGCTACAATAAGCGCGGAGCTTAGTAAAGCAGGCCATAGTGATATGGCAGAAATTTTAAGGAGACTGTGACATGGCTTTTACCGGCAACTTCATGTGTACATCTTTTAAACAGGAATTGTTAGAAGGTGTTCACGATTTTCAATCAGGCGGCAACACGTTCAAGTTGGCTCTGTACGACAACAATGCGTCCTTTACTGCGGCGACAACTGCGTACACAGTGACAAACGAAGTAGGCGACTCTGGCACATATGCCGCTGGCGGTGGAACGTTAACTAATGTTAACCCAACCACTTCTAGCACGACTGCGTTCACTGATTTTGCAGACCTGTCTTTCACGTCGGCAACAATCACGGCGCGTGGTGCGTTGATCTATAACGACACTGCGGCGGGCGATCCGACAGTGGTTGTTTTGGACTTTGGGTCGGATAAATCCTCGACATCAGGTACGTTTACTATTGTTTTTCCGACAGCAGATGCATCTAACGCAATAATTCGTATTGCATAAGGAAAGGCCATGGCGTTCGTTATTGCAGATCGTGTTAGAGAAACAACGACCACAACAGGTACAGGCTCTTTTTCGTTAGATGGAGCAGTAACTGGTTTTGAGTCGTTTGCCAGCGGTGTTGGTGCGAGCAATACAACCTATTATTCTGTAAACGACGGCACTAATTGGGAAGTTGGTTTAGGTACGTTAGATGGTGCAGGAACTACGCTTGCTCGAACAACCGTACTAGCCTCCTCAAACTCTGATTCTGAAGTTAACTTCGGCGCAGGTACAAAGAACATTTTTGTAACCTACCCTGCCGGTAAGTCTGTGTTTACAGATGCCACGCAAACCCTGACAAACAAAACTTTAACGGCTCCAACTTTAACGACACCTGCACTTGGAACTCCAGCTTCTGGAACTTTAACAAATTGTGATGGGCTTCCTTTAACCAGTGGAATTACAGGAACACTCCCTGTTGCTAACGGCGGAACAAGTTCAACAACACTGACCGCAAACAATGTTTTGCTTGGTAATGGCACAAACGCGTTGCAAACAGTTGCTCCGGGCACTGATGGAAATGTACTCACAAGTAATGGAACAACGTGGGTAAGTGAAGCGCCCGCAGAATCAGGTATTACCACAGGAAAAGCAATCGCAATGGCAATTGTGTTTGGTTAAGAGGATTAAATAATGGCCGCTCCGAATATTGTAAACGTCACTTCGATTCTTGGAGAAACTCAAGGTAAAGCCCTGACTGCTTCTCTCGTAGATATCGTGACCAACTCTGCCGCAAGCGGGAAAGTGTATAAGGTCAATGCGATTTATGTTTCCAACGTAGATGGCACGAACAACGCTGATGCTGACGTTGCATTCTACGACGCAAGTGAAGGAGGCGGCACAGCATTTTATATTGCTAAAACAATTGTTGTTCCAGCAGACGCTACATTAGACGTACTTTCCAAATCAATTTACTTGGAAGAAGGCGACAAAATTCAAGCTAAAGCTAGTGCTACCAGCGATCTTGAAATAGTTGTTTCTTACGAAATTATTGACGACGCATAATCATGGCGCAGTTCCCATCGTCTAGTTCTGCTTACGGTATATGGAACCTTAAAGATGTCCGTGACGCGGTGCGTGGTGATAATTGGCCTACGTTATCTGCTGTAGCCGATATTTTAGTCGTTGCCGGAGGTGGTTCTGGTGGCGGTAAAAAAGCCGGAGGTGGTGGTGCAGGCGGGTACCGTTATTTTACAAGTCAAACTTTAGCCCTTGCTACCTCATTTACAGTTACTGTAGGTGCGGGTGGTGCTAGTTATAACACTGGGAGCAACGCAGATCAGGGAAATGATGGAACTAATTCCGTTTTTGACTCCCTATCTTCTACTGGAGGTGGCGGAGGCGGTGCACAAGACGCTTCTGGACGAGACGGTGGCTCAGGAGGCGGAGAAGGATCAAATGGATCAAACACTGTCGGGTCAGGAAATGCAGGTTCGTACACTCCATCAGAGGGTAATGATGGAGGGTTAGGCGGAACTTCCGGCGGTGGAGGCGGTGGAGGCGGTTCTAGTCAAGTTGGTCAAGCCGCTGTTGAAGGTGTTTCCGGTGGTGACGGTGGTGACGGCACAGCTAATTCAATTACTGGTTCTTCTGTTTATTATGCTGGTGGTGGCGGCGGCGGAAGCAACAACAGTGATGGTGGCGATGGCGGCTTAGGTGGAGGTGGTGCAGGAACGCACGATTCAACTGTAGCTACTGCGGGAACCGCTAATACTGGTGGCGGAGGCGGAGGGGGTAGTGCAGATAACACTACTGGTGCGGCGGGCGGCTCAGGTGTCGTAATTATCCGCACATTATCCACAGCAACAGCAACTACAGGATCACCGACAACTACTACTGACGGTAGTTACAACATCTACACATTTACTGGGTCAGGGAGTATCACGTTCTAATGGCTACGTTTCCTGATACAACTGGTGCTGATGGCATATGGACACTTAAGAAGGTACGTCGTGCTGAGTTGGCCAGTGAATGGCCTTCATTAATTACTGTACCTTCTTCTGTTGAATATCTCGTTATTGCCGGAGGTGGCGGTGGAGGCGAAGGAAACTCATCCCGTGGTGGTGGCGGCGGTGGAGCAGGGGGCTATCGTTCCTCTGTTTCAGGCGAGTCTTCTGGAGGAGGTGCTTCTGCCGAATCTGCATTTTCTATAACTGCATCTACCACATACACCGTCACTGTAGGTGCGGGCGGCGCAGGTGGAGGAACCCAGTCAAAAGGCGATAACGGAAACACTTCAGCTTTTGACTCCATAACTTGTGTCGGTGGAGGCGGCGGTGGTGCGTATCCTTCCGACTCTCCCGGTAACGGTGGTTCCGGCGGTGGTGCTGAGATTGAGAATAACACTGGTGGTACTGGAACAGCCAACCAAGGTTTTGCGGGTGGACTAGCGTCTGGTGACGAATCCGGTGGTGGCGGAGGTGCATCACAGGTAGGACAAAACGCAAGCTCAGGAAGTTCTGGTGGAGATGGTGGAGACGGAGTTAGTTCTTCCATTACAGGCTCTAGTGTTGCAAGAGCCGGTGGTGGCGGTGGTGGCGCAAGAAGCAGTAGAACTGTTGGCGCAGGTGGCACTGGTGGCGGCGGTGATGGTGGTAATGCTAGTAGCGCACCCACAGCCGGGACAACAAATAAAGGGGCCGGTGGTGGCGGTGGTGGAGACTTTTCCAACCAGTCTGCCGCTGGAGGTTCTGGTGTCGTAATTATTCGTTACGCAGATACAAACTCTTTAGCGGCTTCAACCACGGGTTCCCCTACACAAACAACCACGGGCGGGTATCATATATATGAATGGACTGGCTCTGGGAGTATTACGTTCTAATGCCGTATCCTACGAAAACAAGTGCTAGTGATGTTTGGACAATCAAGGATGTGTATATCGCAAAAGGCGGTGACAATTTTCCTCGCACACCAGATGCCCCAACAATTGGCTCTGCGACAGGCGGAAATGCACAAGCAGACGTTTCTTTTACTGCTCCATCTGAAAATGGTGGATCTGCTATTACAGGCTATCGTGTCACTTCATCTCCCGAAGGAATCACAGCAACAGGCTCATCTTCTCCGATTACGATTACAGGATTAACAAACGGAACTGAATATACATTTACAGTGGCCGCTCAAAACCAATTAGGATATGGCCCTGAAAGTGCCTCAAGTAATGCCGTAACACCCTCTGCCGTATCTGCTCCAACTTCCGTTGAATATCTTGTAGTTGCCGGAGGTGGCAGTGGTGGAGGCACATCTGGCGGTGGAGGCGGTGCAGGTGGCTATCGTTCCTCGTCAGGGTTTGCTGTTTCTTCTGGTTCTCCAATTACTGTAACAGTGGGTGCAGGAGGATCAGGATCAACAAATCCACCAACAAGCGGGTCAAACTCTGTATTTTCTACAATTACGTCTGATGGCGGGGGAGCAGGAGGATCTGCTTTGGCATCCCCTCGTACAGACGGAATAAATGGAGGTTCGGGCGGCGGTGCCAATTATGACTCTGCCGCTATTCACGGAAACGGAACAGCCGGTCAAGGCAACAATGGTGGGGAAGCCGTAAATAGTAGCCCCAACTATGGCGCAGGTGGTGGTGGTGGTGCTAATGCTGTGGGTGGTAATGGAACATCCACTACCGCAGGAAATGGCGGAAACGGTACCTCGTCTTCTATTACTGGTTCTTCAGTCAATTACGCCGGTGGCGGTGGCGGTGGCACCTATGGTAATTCAGGGACAGCCGGGACAGGTGGTACTGGCGGCGGCGGTGATGGTTCCACGACTAATCCCGGCCAAAACGGGACAAGCAACACCGGCGGAGGTGGCGGTGGTGGCGCAGA